AGGAAGCACCAGCAATGGAAGAAGCACCTTTCAAAGTGGGATGAATCACCGCCAAGCCCTGCCTATTTCCGCGAATTGGAAAGGGTGACTGCGAACCGGATTATCTGGGGTGGCAATTACATGGTGGAAAACCTAGCCAGCTCTCCCTGCTGGCTAATCTGGGACAAGGCTCAAGAGTTTAGCGGCGCAGATTTTGAAATGGCTTGGACTTCCTTCGGGAGCCCGGCAAAGGCTTTCCGGATGAGTCGCGTGGAAGCGCATGGGGGAGTCGTGAAAATCCACCCCACTCAAAAACCCGTTGCTCTCTACAAGTGGATTCTGTCTAAGTATGCCGAACCGGGGCAACGAATCCTCGACACGCACATGGGAAGCGGTTCAATCGCCATCGCGTGCCACTACTTCGGGGCGCACCTGACCGCCACCGAGATCGACGAGGACTATTTCAAAGCCGCATGCGAGCGCATCGAGAACGAGACGCGGCAGATGGATTTATTTCAGGAGAACGCCTAGCATGAGCCACCCAATACCAGCGCCAAAAGACGCCGAACTCGCCACCGACTCCGCCGCTGTCAGCGGTTCAGTCCAGCGCCTTGTTCTGCCGGGGTTGGTGCTGTATTGCGGGGACTGCCTCGAACTGCTGCCGCAACTGGAACCCGTCGATGCCGTGGTGACTGATCCGCCCTACGGCTACAACTACGAATCTAATCGCGTCGCCGCCACGACAACCGCAGGATGGATGAGGAAACCCATCATGGGAGACTCTGACACATCGCTGCGCGACTCCGTGATTGCGTGGGCAGAGGGGAAGCCATGGGCGGCGTTCGGAGCGTGGAAGATGCCAAAGCCGGAAGGCGTTCGCGGGGTGCTGATCTGGGATAAGGGGCCAGCTTCTGGCATGGGTGATCTCTCCTTCCCATGGAAGGGAAGCTGGGAGGAAATCTACATCGGCGGCAAAGGCTGGGCTGGGCATCGCGGCGAAGGCGTAATCAAAGGCCACTGGATCGTGACAAGGGCATCCATGGGGCGGATGCACCCGAATGAAAAGCCCGTCTCACTGATGGGTCACCTGATCGACAAGCTGCCGGAAGAATGCACGATCCTTGATCCATTCATGGGCAGCGGATCAACGATCATCGCCGCAATCCGCACCGGGCGGAAAGCAATCGGCATCGAGAAAGACCCGGAACACTTCAAAACGGCCTGCGAACGGATCAAGCGCGAACTCGCGCAAGGCGATCTATTTCTTGGGCAGAACAGTGATATTGAGCGAAACTCAGTTGCGCCGAACGAAAAAGGTCAGCGATGAGCGACAATAAAAAAGAGTGCTGGTGCGATCCCGAAACGGAAGGAACAAACCCAAGCTGCCCAACACACGGCGCGGCAAGCTCATTCGCTGCACCGTCCTTGTTAGGCGTCGGTGAATTGGTAATAACACGCATCAAAAACCGATGGGGATTGGAATGCGCCGGGACAATCGAGGCGATACACGGCGACACAGCAGACGTTCGCGTGTGGAACATGAACGGGCCGGGCGCAGATATGCTCGTGACCGGAATCACGGTTGGAGACAGCATCATTCCGCAATTGGACGGAAACACCATCCCAACCCTGCAACTAAACGGTATCCGAGCAAAGTGATCGCCGATTGACGTAAGCGGGCTTCGCTGGATGATGCGCCTCGATGGACATCCTCCAGACGATCTTTGATGAATACCCGGAACCCGAATTATGGGGGAGGATCGACTGGCTTTCGGAAGTCCGGGAACTGTGCGTTGCCGGTAGCTGGAAAGCTGGAGCGACTCTCCTTCAGAAAGGCTCGAAAACCAACAAGAAGATCTACGCCGAAGAGGACGGCCAGAAGTTCGTCCGCAACTACTTCTTCAATGATCTGCTGGAACAGGATCGCTACATGGAAGCGTCCGCATTGGCATGGTCTCGGGGACTGTTCGAACAACGTCCGAAGCATATTCTTCGCATCTTCAAGGCGCTCTCAAAGCATGATCTGATTATCCTTCTCGGAGCATCCGGCCTCTCGAAGTGCCTTGGTCCGGAAGTTCCAGTGCTCATGTTCGACGGCACGATCAAACCGGCCTGCGAGGTAAAAGTCGGCGATCAACTCATGGGCGACGATTCGAAGCCGCGCAACGTCCTGTCGGCGCATTCGGGTTTCGGGCCGATGTTCAGGATCAAACCAAAGCGGGGTGAGAGTTGGACCTGCAACGATCAGCACATCCTTACGCTACGCTGCAACCACGACAAGAAAAACGGGAATGGCTCGATCAGCAGTAAATGGTTCAAGGGCAATATCGTCGATGTTCCGCTCTACGAATACCTCGGGTGGTCGAAGACACGGCAAAATCTGACCCAACAATTCAGCGTTGGAGTCGAGTTTGAGAAGAAATACTTCCCCTTCTCTCCCTATGCCTACGGTCTCTGGATCGCGGATGGTGGCGTGGACCTTCCAGTGCTCCACAAGCCGGATGGAAATCCTGCTCGATATTGGAGGCGCTACTTCGAAGAGCTTGGTTATCGGATCAACTCGATCCCAAACGATCGCGACACATGCACGGCATGGTTTGTGCGAATCCACGAGGAAAGCGGAGGAGGCGACCCACCGAATCCGTTCACCGAGTTTGTGAGATCGAGCTTCTTTGAAGGCGAGAAGCGCATTCGACACGAATACCTCACCGGGAGTCGCGAGCAACGTCTGCAACTTCTGGCCGGTTTGGTGGACGGCGACGGCACGCGCAACGGACGGGGTTACGCGATCACCACGAAGTATCCGGGATTGGCGAAGGATCTCTGTTTTCTCGCTCGCAGTCTCGGTCTGTCGGCGACCGACAATCCTTTGACTGCCACGATCAAGGAAACAGGTTTCATTGGCGAGTATCGGTCGGTTTGGATCAGTGGAGATACTCACTTCATCCCGTCGCTGGCGAAGCCGATCGAAGAAGGAACAGTCGTGCGCGACTGCACGAATACATCATTCGAAGTCGAGGAGATTGGCGATGGCGAATACTTCGGATTCGAGATCGATGGGAATCGGCGATTCCTGCTCGGTGACTTCACCGTGACCCATAACACCTACTGCGCCGCCGCCTACTGTTCGCTCGATTTCATGCGAGATCCGGAGAACACCTCGATCAAATTCGGATCGGTCAATGACACGAACCTGAAGGGCAACTTATGGGCGAACCTTCGAACATTTCAGGAACAATCGCTCTTCCCGCAAGATCTCCATCCGAACGAAACCCGCATGCGTATGAAACCGCTCGGAGCCCGTCCGGACTGTGGTATCGACGCCGTGCTCTTCTCAAAGCAGCGCGATTCCACTGGTAAGATCAAGGGCTTCCACCCGAAGCCGTTTCGACTGAAGAAACACCCGAAGTATGGTGATCTGACCGTAGTGCGGATCTTGCTCGATGAGACGCAGGAATTATCACCGGGCGTTCAGAGCGATCTTGGTTCACCGCAGTCCACGATCGACGAGGACACCCATCACATGAAGATCATGCTGACGTGCAATCCGATCGACGAGGGCAAGTGGGTTGTCCAGATGGCGCAACCACGTGGCGGATGGGAGGAAGAGAAGATCAATAAGCTCAAGGATTGGGAATCGAATGGCTGGCACGTTGTGCGACTCGATGGTGCCGACTTCGAAAACGTGCGCTTCCACAAGACCGTCTTTCCCGGATTCCTCACCCGCAAGGCGTATGACGGCTACATGAACAATGGCCTGCCGACGCCGAACTGGTATATTTTTGCCCGTGGCTATCCACCTCCCGGACGTGCACAGGAGACCGTCGTGCCGTCCTCATGGTTCGATAGCTCCAAAGGCGAACCCATGTTTGTCGGAGCCACGAGCGGCCTGCTTGGTGGCGATCTCGCCTTCGTCCAAGACAAGGCCATCCTGACGATCGGTCGCTACGGTCTCGCGTCCGGATGGACCGATTGGGATGGCGTGGAGCATCGTTTCAATTCACGCAACGTGCCGAACCAATGGGAGTCGCGCCATTGCGGAGTGCTCGATCGGATCATCACCCTTCAGACCGATGACAACGATGGAGTGGCCGGAGAAGTGAAGAGCTGGGCTGAGGCTCAGGACATCGAACCAAATTTTTGTGTGCTGGACATGACCGGCAATGGATTCGGAGTCGTCTCTCACCTCCAGAAGAAATGGGGACCTGTGGAAGGCGTGAACTGGAAAGAAAAGGCCACCGACCTGAAAATCCTCGTGGAAGACAAGTTCGCTGCTGACCTTCAGACCAAGGGCAAAGTTTCTGAGATGTATTGGACCGTGCGTCGTTGGATGGACCCGCGTGTGCGCGGACTGTTCATCAACCCGACGTGCGATAACTGGGAGGTTTTGCGCCGGCAACTCACAACCCGTGCCTACAAACAGGCCGGAATGCAGATTGAGGTCGAGTCGAAGGAAAACTACTGCAAACGCTTCCCGCAGTCCCCGGACGAAGCTGACTCGTTCGTGATGATGATGTTCGGAGCACGCATCCGTGGACTACCACTGCCGGCGCTGGTAGATGAGAATGCGATCGTTGATCGCGGACCGGGCGGAAAACAGAAGGGTGTGCTCAAGACAGCAGACCGACCGCATTCCGCTTCGCCGACGTGGGCTACGCCCCGATTGGAAAACGTCGAAGAGGCCAGACTCCCGTCCAGACTCGCAAGTTAGCAGATTGCTCCTTTTCGTGTTTGTCTTTCATGCGAGCATTTTGCATGAGTAATCCCCGATGCCCGAAAAAACCCACAACGGAATGAACGCAAAACGATTGGAAGTCGTGGCGCTATTCCTGTTTCCGCAGGCGAAAAACTGGAAGGCCAAGGTCGCGGAAATCATGGAGGTGCACGTGACGACCGTGCGGCGCTGGGTGGCGAACAACCGCATCCCACCCGGCTACGACAAGGCGCTGGAGTGCTTCGCCGCCAGAAAAAAGGAGATCCAGAAAGATGCCTGAGGCAAAACCACTTCGTTTCATCACCGAGAAAGGTGCCTTCGGACCACCGGGTCTGATGGCGATCTATCGCAAATGGATTCCGGAAAAGGAACGCTCAGAGGCCAAACAACTAACAGTCGAGAGCTTCGTTGCCATCGAAGGAAAAAGGGATGATCAGATGAGTGAAATCCTGAAGCTCAAGATAAAGTGTCAGGCTGATCCGCTCTTCTGTTCATTTACGATTCTTGAGTTCGTGGAAGAGACGCGCCCTTTGCTCGAACCGGAGCCGGATATTGCCATGCCGAGCAACGCTCAGGTCAGGAAATTCGGGAAGCCCGGTGAAAACTGATGCTCATCGTCCACACAGCGCACGCCAAGCCACCTCAGGGTGGCCATCGTTTCCCACAGGGAGACACCGTGCTGCGTTCCGACAACGTGCCAGATCTGCTCGACAAAATGGAGTTGTTCCGAGCGGCCAACGGTCTGAAGTTAGGAGATCCACAGGATGATCTCGCGCTCTACTACCTTAAGATCGCGCCGTTTCTGGTAAAAAGACACGAGATCAACCAGCCACCAGATAGAGCAAAAGACTCGATTGCCGTGTCCGAGTCGATCATGCGCTACTGGCGCAAGCATCCGGAGACACTCGCCGACGATCACCCCTTCATCGACCTTCGTCGGAAAAAGTGTGAGGAGTGTCCGATCAATAAGAAATTCCCCGTTCATGAGGGGAAGTATCGAGTATATTTCAACCTCTCCCATCAGCGCGCTCAGCTAATGGCAAAGGATCGGGACTTCGATATACACGGGCTTTGTTCATGGAACTGGACCCCGGTCGACCTGTTTATTCGACTGAAAGATCCGGTCAAATACATTGAAGAGGAAGAATTGCCTGAAGTGCCGAAACCATGTTGGGTCGAGAAACCATGAGCAATAATCTCAACACAACTCCGGGAGATAATTACGGAACCCCTCCCCATATCGAACCCGACGACGCTGCCAATCTCACCCCGACCGAAGAGACGAAGTTTGCAATCAATTCACCCTCACAGGCGCTTTCGGTAGCGTGGCGAATGCGCGAGGACTGGAAGAACGGAATCAAGAATCAGGCCGCTATCACGGCCCAACTCAACGGCCAGCGTCCGCGAGATCCGTCCGTCCTCGATAACCTTGGCCGCAACTGGTTGCCGAACATCAGCACAGGTGTTTTGCGCATCGAGGCGGGAAAAGTGCCGGCGCGACTCTGGCAACCCATCAACACCGCGACCTACCTCACTGCCGCCAAACTTCCGGGGAACTGGCCACAGGGTCTCAAGAAAACAATGGTGTTTCGCCGGAAGGTAACGGAAACCATCCGATCATGGAGAAAGTGGCCGTGGTTCATGCGACAACTGGCGAGAGAGGTCGGGTTCTTCGGACACGGCTATTCTGTATGGTTTGATGAATACGACTGGGTGCCTACCTTCGTTCGTCAGGACCGTGGTTTCGCTCCCATGGGTTGGGAGATTCTGGAGGACGAGATGCCTCTGTTCATGGTCCAGTATGACTACCAACCCTACGAATTGCTCAAACTGGTCAAGGAGCAAGAAGCCGCCGGCATGAACGCATGGAACAAGGAAGCAGTTGCCGCCGCCATTAACTCATCCGGTCCGAAACCTCGCGATTCCTCTCCGGCGAACTTGCGATCTTACGAGGAAATGGTGCGTCAGTCCTCGATCGGCTGGACCTACGAAAATGGATACAATCTCATTGAGACCTTCCATGTCTTTTCGACCGATGCCGATGGAAGTGTCTCACATCAGATCATCCTTGTCCGGGATCTGAACAACTTCGGCGCAACGAGATCATCGGGATCGAACGCTGTTGGAAGCGACTACAAGTTCATGTTCGAGCGGCGCAATCAGTTCCCGAAGATGAGTGATGTCGTTTCGCCCATGCTCTTCGATCCTGACGATGGAACGATCCAAGGCTCATGGGGAGCCGGACAGATGCTCTTCGATCTCTCCATCGAGGCTGAGAAAACAATCAATGACTGGATGTCGTCTCTGAAACAGGCCGCGAAGCTGAAGATCCAAGCTGGCGTCGGAAAGAGCCCCGACGAGGTTCGCCTCGATGTTGACGATGCCATGATGGTCGTGACCAACGGCACCTACGCCGGAAATACGGCGGCAGTGACCACCGATCCGAAACCATTTCAGGCGCTCTTCGAAGCTCTTGGCCAACTCGCTCGCGAGAGGATCGGCAGCTATATCCCGCCCATTCCACTTCAACCCACCGACATTAAGGCCGCGCAAATCAATGCGAAAGCCGAAGAACAGGAAGAGGTGAAGGAACAGATTTTCCAGACGTGGCTCTGGCAGTTCGCGTGTTTGATCGAGAACATCGTGAAGCGACTCCTTCGCAAAGACTCGCCCGATGAGGTTGGAAAGAAGCTTCGCACTGATCTGTTACTGATTATGAACGATGAGGAACTGGAGATTCTGATCGACCAACCACAGATCGAAACGATCTTCGACTTCACGCTTGTTGCGCTGGGTAAACGTGCGCTCTTCGCCGCGCAGAAGTCGGGCAACCCGTTCTACAATCAGAAGGTGCTCGAACAGATTCAGGCCACCGCAGCCGGCGGAGATGCCTTTGCTGAGTCTATTCTCGTTCCCGGTGATGACGCCACGGTGGAAGCCGGCGCACGTCGCTTCCAACAGATGGAGACCGCGACGATGGAAGGCACGGGCAAAGCAATCAATGTTCTGCCGATTGACCTTGATTGGTATCACATGCTGGAGCTTCGTCCCCAACTCACCCAACGACTGGAGGAAGGTAACTTTGAGATTTCAGCCATCCTACTCGCTCACTATCGGACGCACTACATCGGTGCTGTTTCGAAGCAGGCGATGCCGAAGGATCGGATCAACGCTGAAAAGTCGTTTATCGCGAAGGTGTCGAAGACCATCGAAACTGGAGCCCCACCGAATGATGGTTTCGCAGACCGAATCGACCCGGTAGAAGAGGCTCAGGCTCAGATGGGTGGCCAAGGTGTCACCTCAACCGGACCGTCTCCACGGGATGTTTCTCCTGCTGAATCCCTCGCCATGTCAGCATGATCCACTTCGACGAACAGGACCGAAAGGCGTGGCTTGCGTTTCTGAATACATCAACGGGAGGCAAGCTCTTTCCGTTCATGCGGGAGAACCACAAGCCGGATATTCGACTCAACGGCGCACCACATGAAATGCAGTTCGATCTCGGTGCACAGTCAGGCTTCGAGGGAGGTTTGATGGATATTGAGGCGATGTCTCGAATCGACACTGCGAAGAAACTCCAAACCGCCGATCGTCCCCCTCTTGAGAACATGAGGCGAAGCTGATTTCCACCAATGGCACAACCACACGAAGATAACACAAGCGCGACTGTCGAAGAAACCCGTCAGGATTTCGAACCGTCCTCATCTTTCCGAAAAACCATGGAGGCGGTTCTCGAAGGAGAAACTGACACCGCCGTCCTTGAGAAAGCCGCGACCGGATCGACCGTAGATCCAGTCACGGAACTCAAACCGGAGGACACGCCGGCTGTTGAGGAAATCCAGACCACTCCAAAAGAGGACGAGCCCAAACCGGAGGACACTCCGAAGCCGGAAGATACTCCCAAACCGGAAGACACGCCGAAACCCAAAGAAGACGAGCCAGCGCCCGTTGAGAACAAGGGCAAGCTCACCCGCGAGGATCTCCGCAAAGAGGTGTCCGCCGAGACTCCCAAAGAGGACGCACCCAAGGACGAGCTTCGCGGCGAACAGCCGGCAGACCCGGAACGCTTCCGCAAGAGGGTGGCAAACTACGAACGTTTGCTGACCGAACGCGAAGAGCAGCAAACCACGCTGAAGACCGAACTCAACGTGCTCAAAAAGCAGGTGGCTGATGCGAAGCCGATGACTCCGGAGATCGAGGCTCAGGTCTCGGAGTTGAAGCAATATCGTCGTCGCTACGCGCTGGAACAAGACCCTGAGTTTCAGGAGAAATTCACCAAACGCCTCGAAGATTCGAACGAACTCGTCGATGATGCGCTGGCCAGTGTGAGCATCAGCGAAGCCTTGCGCGGCCAGATCAAGAAAATAGGTGGAGTGGCTAATTTCCTTCGTTCTGATGTGACCATCCCAGTCAAGGACGACAAAGGCAAGGTAGCCAAAGTGACTCCAGCCGAATTTGTGAAACGGGCGCTGACAGCGATGGATCAGAACGCACCGGATTCCGCCGCCGTGCTTCGCGCCGAACTCGCCGCCCAGCGCCGGATGGAAGCAGAGAAGAAAAAGACCATCGAGACCGAGATGGCCAAGGCCGATGAATTCTTCACCGAAATAGAGAAGACTCAGGCCACGAGTGTCGAATCCCGTCAGAAGCAGGAAGAGGCTCTAACCACGGTAATCTCCGGCTTCAAGGAGACCGTCCATACCAACGACTGGATGAAGGATCTGGAAGTCCCGGATGATGCGAGTGCGGACGCAAGAAAGCAGATCGCCGCCGACAATACGTTCCGAAAGAAGCTCCGTGATCTCTTTGATTCCCAGCTGGAAATCCCGATCGTGCGCGAAGCCGCCAAGATCGCAACCAAGCAGGAGGAGTTGGATGAGTATGCCAATATGCTCATCGACTCCGCCAGAGTGTTCCACGTGGAACGTGAGTTGAGTGCTTCAATAAAGAAGGTCAAAAAGCTGGAGAAGGAACTGGATGAAGTTCGCCGAGCCGGGAGTCGATCCACACCGCGCAAGACCACCGGTGGAAGAGTAGCCGCCGATGTTTCGGGTGAACCGAAGCAAGAGGAGAACGAGACCCACCTCGCCTTCCAGATCCGTTTGCAACGATGGCAAGCTGCTCAGGATAAGTGAGCGATCCTGTCCAGACATCCTCTATCGAAGTCGATGACGTAGGTTTCATCGAACACTCGCCTGTTTTCGATGGAGGGGTGGCTGTCCTTTGTGTGGCCGTCTACATGTATGTTGAGCCCGAGGCGATGGAGTCGACGACGATCGCGATGAGCAAATTCGGTCGCGACAAACTCAGATGGATGTCACAGGAAAAGACATGCGTTTGGGAATCCCGGAACCGTTTGACGCACAGATACCTGAATACGGATGCTCCGTATCAGATCTTCGTGGACGCCGACATGGCGATGCCGTGCGGAAATGCTACTTATTTCAATCAGCGGTTCAGAAAGAACCTTCCTGAACGCACTGCCGGCCTGAATGGGATCACCCGGCTTCTCTCACACCCCCCCTCAATGGGCGTTGTCGGCGCATCCTACTTCGACCGGCAGATCGGCAAGCAACTCCAGTGCTCACGTGGATGCGGATCGCACATGGAACCGGGATTCAACGTCCGCTTCGAACGCGGCGAGTTCACCGGCGTTGGAGAGGTGCTCTGGACCGCGACCGGCGGTATGCGCATTCATCGAGGGGTCTTCGAAGCGATCAAAGCGAAATCTGCCGACTTTCCGGAGATCGTTCCAAGAAAAGAAGGTGGAATCTGGGGTTTCTTCACACCGCACCGCGTAAGCATGGGAGAGGACGTGGCTTTCTGCGCCCGAGCCCGCCACTGCGGATTCAAAATCTGGCAGGACTACGATCTTCGATTCCTGCACAAAGCCCATCACTTCAATTAGATCACCATGCCGAAAATTCCGAAGTTTCCTCTCATCGCCACAGCTGCAACCAAGACCGTTGTGGACTCGCCGCTCTTCACTCACATCCTCGATCACTGGGGAGAGATCGCTGGTCGCGTGGTGATCGTCATTCCTGAGAATGTCGTTCCACCGCCACACCGAAAGGTGCGCTTCAAGCAGGTATCTCGCAGTGTTCCCATGCTTGGCGATGTCATCAGCGAGGTGATCAAGGCCAGCGACTATACGACCAAGGTCGCGGCCATCGTCGATCCATTTGTCGCGTTCAAGTGGGACATCTTCGGCATCTTTCCGATCGCGGAACAGCGTCAGCTGTCCCTCTCATGGTGCGCGGCGGCACACGCGGTTCGCCTTATCGACTTCGACACCCCTAACGGGATGGACGAGTCGGTCTTGAGTTTCTTCTGCGCAACCGAAACGATCTGGCAATTCATGGCTGCTCGCGAGCTTCCAGAACACGTTCCGTTCATCTCGCCGGCATGGAACGGGTGGCTCGCCACGTGGATGACCAAACACGTCCACGAGCACAAATACCACGATGTGACTGATCTGCGTGCGGTCGGAAGATTCGAGGATGCACCCACCGAAACCGTCGGCACCGAGGGTCTTGGCCCGTTGACTTTCAACGCCCCGAAAAAGAACCACATCCACAGAGCCGATCGACGATGATTGAGAAGTGAGCAAACTCCTCTACGCTCTTCAGTTCTACGAAGGAGATCGTGAAGCCGCGATGTCTCTCGCCCGGTTGGTTGCGGATCTGATCGACGGGAAGTGTGCGGATGCGGATCTGATGTTCGCTACCAACACGACGGCAGATTTCGACCACGACACGATGCGCTATTGCGCCCGCAAATTCTCTCAGGTGCGCACGTTTCGAGCCGTGAAGAAAGCGGAAGGATGGCCGATCGGTCCGAACAACCAAGCTCACGAGACGGCTCGATACTTCGCGCAGCAGTGCATGATCGGTCGCTGGAAATACAGCGGCATCCTTCTCGGAGAGCCCGATTGCGTGCCTCTGCGTAAGGACTGGCTCCATCTGCTTCGCGAGGAATGGGAAAAGGGACCACCGACCATACTTGGACCGTGGGTGACTTCCGGCCCGAAGCCGTTCTACCAGCACATCAACGGCAACGCGATCTTCGGACCGGAGTTCGTCTACAAGAATACCCAGATCTTTCGCTGCGAAGACTGGCTTGGATGGGATGCTGCAAACGCTCAATTTCTCATGTCTCACGGACGGCCATCGCTGTGGATGTATTCAGACTACCAACTCGGCACCGAGAACAACCACTGGAAGGGGTGTGAGCATCTCTTCAGCCGTCGGGGCATGCGCAAACCGCATCCGTTCTGGAAGCTCAAGGACCAAGAGGTGGCGTATTTGCACGGTGCAAAACGCTGGGACTTGGCTCAGGCGTGCGTGCGTGAAAGACTCCTTCCCGATGAGTGATGACATTGATCATGAAGCAGAAGCGGATCGTGATTCGGCAGATCAGCTTTTTACAGAGGAACGACGCGGCAGCGCGCAAGTAAACGCTCTCGTCGCAGACATGCTCCTGAAGCTTGGAATGAACGAAAACAAGGGAGGGTGGCGGTCATTGGATGTCATCGCCCTTTCTCACGAGTTGCTCGTCGAGATGGTTGAGCTTCAGAGAGAGCTTTATTTCGGCAATTATCGCGAAGCCCAGCTGGAGTGCGCCGACATCGCGAACTATGCGATGATGATTCACGACAACTGCCGCATGATGATTGAGCCATGAGCTTCGAAGCAGACGTAGTTCAGATTCTCCGAAGCGGTAACAAGCGTGAGAACAAGACAGCGTTCCCGGATGAGGCGTGGCCGCTCTACGATTCCATGACCAAGGCCGGTTGCCACTTGGAGTCCGAGATCCTTGGAACAGGTCTTGCGTGTGTTACGATCAACAACGGCGAAAAGGACATTTCGATCCGCAATTGCACAAGTGGACCAACTGTTCAGCGATCCATGATCGACATGATGATCGGAGAGCCATGGAAAGAGAAATGAAATTCCCGAAATTCGTGAGTCAACCCGCAATCGACGTATGAGTGGTTGCGTCATCTACGCCAACTGTCAGGGGGACGGGCTCAAGCTGTTTCTCCACAAGATGGGATTCCCTCATGAGATCGTGGTCTTTCGAAACTACCAGATGATCTTGGGCGAACAAAAGTTTTCCGATCTGGAAGAGGCGTGCGAGGAGTGCTCCGTATTTATCTATCAACCCACCGGGGACAATCATCGGGAGTTCTCCTCTGGCAGTCTGATCAAGAAAATGACAATTGGCACGCAACTCATCTCGTTCGCCTATCTATACAATCATGGGTTGCATCCGATCACCGAGCACGGCGGCAAGTTCCCCGGTTCAGAATTCATCCCAGATAAGGTCTGGCGGCAACCACTGGAAACGATCCTCGCGCAATACGATGCAGGGACGTTCAATTTCCACCTATGGGAACGCTACTTGTTTTGCCTACACGAACAGGCGACACGCGAGGCCGGGTGTCTCTTGAAAGTAACAAAATGGCTCGTCGAACACCGCAAAACCCGACTTTTTCTCAACGTCAATCATCCGACTTCCGAAGTGTTCATCGAGCTTGCCCGACAGGTCACTAATATGATGGGTTATCCTATCACTGAATTGCGGAATTACGTTCCGGAAAACGCCGCAAACCTGCCGTGTTCTCTTCCGTTCTCTACGTATGTCACCAGCGAGGTTGGAGTTGACCGAAAATCCGATCCTGAATCGGAGTTATTTTACCGTAAACTCCTTGAAGCCTGCTGGATCTCCTACCAATGAAACCGACCATTTTTACCTACTATCAAAGGATCGAGACATGGAACCACTCCGAGATATTGCTCCGATGGAGAGAGAATTGGCAGAACGCTGGCTTCCGGACCATCGTCTGTGACCGTAACACCGCCAAACGCCACCCGAAGTTTGGTGACTACCTCCAGAAGATCCGCACCTTTCCCACTATCAATGATCGTCACTACGAAGAGGCATGCTATCTTAGATGGCTGGCTTTCGAGGTGATCCTCGATGTGACCGACGGTCGCGGTCTGATGAGTGACTATGATGTTTTCAACAACGGGTTCGCGGAGATCCACATGGGTCGCGATGAGATCGTGTGCCACGAACGCACCCGCGTTCCCTGTCTTGTTGAAGCTACTCAGTTTGGAGCGAGAAGGATCGTCGAATTCATCATGGCCCGCGAACCGGATCACAACGTTGGCCACTACTCCGACATGTATGCCTTCAAGGAGAGCGACTGGATGATCAGCTCTCTATGCCTTGAAATGGGCGAAGACCACTGGGAACTGGCACCGGCCATCCACGTCGCTTCCGGCGCGATCCAGCGTGTCTCTCCGGGAGCGGACAAGACAGCCTTCATCCTCGAACGATTCAAATGAATCCAAAAACCGTAGCATTTCTTGTATCCTACGTGGTTGGATCAACGATAGCCGCCGTGGCTTTTTGGGTGTGGATAAGATGGAAAGAAAATCATGACGATTGAACAAATGCTACAACAGCGGTCCACGACGAAGCTCAGATGGACTGAGGCGTGGATCGGATTCAGCGAGACCGGTGAACGATTCTCTCCCGTCGTGACTATCACAGCGACCGTTGAGGATTGTATTCGGATGGCCCGCGTGAGAATGCATACCGCAATGAAATATACCGTTAAGGATGAAGAGGATCTCCTTCTGGATTACATCTCCATCAACAATGCCGAAGTGGTTCAGAATCTCAGCGGATTGAAGTTGGAAAGCGATACTCCGATCACTGTCACACCGTTCCCATGAAGTTCGAACGTGTAGCTCTCGCCAGCTTTCCGAGATCCGGCAACACGTGGGTTCGGCATCTGATCTACCACACGACAGGATCGGGGAGTTACTGTATCCACTCCACTGAAACAGACAAGGTTCACCAAGCTGCGCATATCCCGGAGATCACCGATGTTTGGTCGCCCTTCGCGAAAACGCACTTCTGCGATACCGAAGGCTTCGATGCCGTCATTCACATCGTGCGCAACCCGCTTACTGCGATCGCGTCCTACAAGGACTATTGCAGCGATTTCAATGTCCCAACTCCGGAAGACTTCGTGAGTCAGGAAATCGACGGATGGATTCGCCATTACGAATACTGGCGTCTTGCCGTAATATCCGGAGCCGTGAGGGGTCTTGTGATCAGATACGAAGATCTGGTGGCAGATCCACTCAGAAATATGTGGGGTATCATCGAGTTCCTTGAGTGGCCGGACATCACACAGGAAAAGGTTTTGGAAGCCGTTGATAAATGTTCGATCGAGAACCTGAGACGAAACGGAGGACACAAGTTCTTCAATGAAGGGATCAATCGGGATTCACGAAACTCTCTCAGCTACGATCAACGGGCCACGATCCTCGATAGCGCCTTCACGCAATGCCGAGCACTTGGATACATGAAATGAAACACTGGAACAGTCAGCTACTCGAACTTCTCAATCGCGATGCGTTGCCTCAGTATCTCTCTCGCCGTGCGCCGGGTGGCAATATGGCGGAAATCGGCACCTACTTCGGTGAGTTCGCCGAGCATATTCTAAGAGGGTGGAACGGACACCTCTCGTGCATCGACCCATGGAAGGATCTCGATGATGGGGAGTATCGTGATGGATGCGCGAACGGTGGCGTGGCCGGTGGTCGCAATCCGATGTCACCAATCTTCACCTCCGCCGTTGAACGGCTCGCTCCGTATCGAGGGCAATGCACGATACTTCGCACGAAATCCGAAACAGCACTCAAGGTGTTTAATGATGAGTGGCTCGATTGCGTCTACATCGACGGCAATCATAAGTTCGATTACGCGATGGCGGATCTCGATGGATGGTGGCCCAAGGTAAAACCGGGCGGACTGATTGGTATCCACGATTGCTATATCCGCCGGGACGAAGTTCAGGACTGTGGCGTTTGGGATGCGGTTTGGGAGATGTCGAACAATTGCCAACAACATGCCTTCCTAACTAACTGTTCCTCGGCATGGTGGATAAAATAACAAAGAAAGAGCGCGACCGGATGCGACGCCGGAAACGGGCGCGCAACAAGCGGTTGAAACCCTTCGCACACATGTATAACTACATTGTCTGCTTGATCGAAGAGATGGGAACGCGCCAACTCAGCACCTTGATCTCCGACACGACCGAAGTCACCAATATCAATTGCTGGTGTGCGACCTTCAGCGTTGCGCCCATTGTCCAGAGACTTGCCAAAGAAGAACTCTACCGGAGGAAGTATCGTGAATCCGTTCATAAAACAACTCAATAAACGGCTCTTCGAGGAGTCGGACATCAACGAGCATCTCCCATTGCTCTTCGCGCTGGCTACGCAATGCCGCACGATTACCGAGTTTGGTGTGTGGACAGGCAACTCGACAATCGCGTTCCTCGCTGGCCAATACTACCACCCCGGTTTTACTATGCTGTATTCTTATGATGTCCGTGATTGCTCGGATGTGCTGCGTAGTATGGAGGGTTGGCCAAGTTGGGAATTCACTAAGACCGATACTTCCAAGCCGTTTACCCTCCCGGTGTGCGACATGCTGTTCATCGACTCGCTTCACACCTACGATCAGGTCGTAGCCGAATTGGAGCACGCGACGGAGGTGAATAAATGGATCGTAATGCATGACACGGTTCTATTCGGAAAAGACGGTGAAGGCGGAGGGATAGGCATCCTCACGGCGATCGAGCAATTCCTTGAACGGAACCCAAAGTGGCGGAAAGTAATAAACTACGAGCACAACAACGGAATGATGATCCTCGAACGACGATGAGCATCCTGATTCCCATCGTAGTCACCATCATCGTCGCTGACGTGTTCGTGTTCTGTCTCACGCGCAGGAGTTGGGAATTCAGTTCGGACATTAAAGTGTCGATCCTTTACGGAGTCTGTCTCGCAGTCTTCGTCACCGTCTGGGCTATCTATATCGTCGAATGTTACTTTTATTATGAATAGACTATGTGTTGTCCTCGCCCATGGCGGCGCTCTTGAAACCGTGCTTCGGCACCTACCATACTGGAAACGGCTTCATGATCGCGTGATCATCGCTTCTCCATCAGATGATCCGATCAACCTCACTGATGAATGGTGCTTCGTGAACGGCTTAAGCGGTCGCTACGACGCCAAGACCAACATCCGCACACGGGAACTCATGCTCTTCGCTTCCCAGATGAACACCATGACCATCACGTTTTGCGAGTATGACGCGATCCTGTGGCGCTGGCCGAAAGAAGCCACGATCATGGGACCGAACGCCATCATGGCTTCTAAATTCATCTCGGATGATCGGAAATTCATAGGAAAATTCTACCTGCATTCACCGATCATATTCAGTAACAAGTCTGCTACAGAAACAGTGGAAGCCATGTTCAGGCTTCCAGATGATGCGGAGCGTGGATTTGGAGATCGTTACTTCGGCCTCGCGTGCGAGCGAGCGCGGGTCGATCTGATCGACGGCCACAAACTCGGCTTGTCTTACTCGCAGAATCACATCCAGCAGGTTCACATGCCGGATGCGGTAGATGCGATCAAGGCCGGTGCGTGCTTCACGCACGGGATCAAGGACGCTTCGACGCTGGCCGCGCTGGCCAAAGCGGCAGGACTATCACCATGAAAAAAGCAGCACTACTCATCTTCGTTTCCGCTCTTCTCGCAGCCTGTGAGTCGACCACGCTGGTTGATTCGGCGGCTCGCATCGGAGTGCGGCTCGCAACCACAAAGATAGTCGAGAATAACCCGCAGTTCCGTGAACGCATCGTCGAGATCGCGGACGGTCTCGCTCGCAACGCTACCGGAATTGCCGCGATCTCAGTGTCCGCCCTTGAGAAATTGGTCCGCGATGAAATCGACTGGCAGAAGATCAGGGATACCGATCCTCAGCTGGAGATCATCGTGGATGAGTTGATCATCGCAGTCCGCAACGAGCTAATTGCTCGCCTCGGAGCCGGCGAACTTGAACCGGCGCAAGCACTGGTAGTTTCAAATGTCGCCGGCTGGATACGCGATGCTGCGCTTTCTACCATGATCAGACCATTTGGACCGGGACCACAGTGAGCATTCCTTTTTCACCGGGTGACTGGGTGCGTCTTACCAGTCGCCACAAGGACAGAAGACCGACAAAGGTTGAGGTTGGCAGCATCCGTTCGGTTGTGCTCGAAGAGGCACGCGGCGAACATTCTATCTGGGAGATCGAGAACATCGAGAGCTACGACGATGGTCTGGAAAAACTGATCGCTCGCTGGCGCAAGGACGCCGCCCAGTATCAGAGGCAAGTCGAGGAGTCGCGATCGAAGGGATTGCCGCATGACATGATGTTCTCGGCCATGACCTATCTTCGCCAGTGCGCTGATCAGTTGGAGGCGGAAAAAAACCTGTTGACGGGAGATAAGTAAACTATACCTCTCAGATTGAGCGTAAGTAGGAACCCTTCCTTCGCTTCGCCAGCGTAAAGGGTAGCCCGGAGAATCGTCTACGGCGGACAAAGCGAAGAGCGGATCATTCCGTGCGCCCGTCTGTCTCTCCGCTAACCGTCCGAAGGGCGTGCGAGCAAAATACTCACACGCATCATGTCTGATTTCGCTGATTGTTCACAAGCTGAACTCAATACCGGCATCGCCGCTCAGTCCTCACGCGTCCGTCTCGAAGCCATCGAGTGGGATGCCCTCAACAACCCGTATTCGAATCTCATCGACGGCGGGACTCAAGAAGCGCACACCGGCGCGGTCATCACGACCGTCGTCCCGGAGCGCGTCGTTCTCAATCAATCCATGACCGTTCCTGACACGGTTCTCAAAACGTCTCTTTGTGGCCGCACGGGACCGCAGGCCGAATACGGCATGACCCAATACACGACCCAGCTTCGTGCGCTGGATGGCAAAGGGCCGTTGCTCTGCGTCCATCAGGCGTTCCATCTGGTCGAACGTGGATTGGTGACGATGGAACAGGGGTTGCGCAATGCGATCACTGATCTGTCGATGGCCGACATCCGCGCCCAGCTCTTGATCCTCAGTGGATTCAAGTTCGTGATGACCGCCACGGGTTCGCCCTTGGATTACATCACCGGCGGAGAGAATCAGGTCCAAGTGAACTTCGAGGGCACTGCACCTTCGGCAGAGCTCACTCACCAAGCTCTCGTGAATCTTCGCAATCTCATGTTCGAGGAATTGAACGTGACGCCATACGGCAGCGGAGACGGAGCCTACGCGGTCTTCATCGGCTCGCTCGGCATCA